GGGATTCTCAGCATAATGCGTTGAGAACGCGTCGCCGCCGTAAGGAGTAAATCATGGCTACAACTGCTGCCGATCAAATCAACGGCGCGTTGCGGCTGATCGGGCAGTTGGCCGAGGGCGAAGTCCCTTCTGCGGCCACGTCGCAGGACGCCCTCACCGCTTTGAACCAGATGCTCGACTCGTGGAGTACCGAGCGTCTGGCGGTCTACTCGACCCAAGATCAGGTCTATAACTGGCTGCCTAACGTCCGCACCATTACGATGGGGCCAACGGGCGTGTTCGTAGCCGAGCGTCCTATCTTGATGGACGACGCCACCTATTTCCGTGACGCCTCGACCAACGTGTCGTATGGCATTAAACTGATCAATAACCAGCAGTACAACAGTATTGCAGTTAAAACGGTAACCTCTACGTATCCGCAGTTGATGTGGGTCAATATGACCTACCCGGACGTGGAGATCTATATCTATCCGGTGCCGACCAAGGTGCTGGAGTTCCACTTTGTGTCGGTGCGACCGCTGGCAACACCTGCCGCGCTAGACACTAACTTGGCGTTCCCGCCGGGATACCTGCGGGCTTTCCGATTTAACTTGGCTTGTGAACTTGCGGCGGAGTTTGGTGTCGAACCCTCTCCGCAGGTGCAGCGCATTGCTATGACTAGCAAGCGCGATCTGAAGCGCATTAATAACCCGGATGACCTGATGGCAATGCCTGCGGCGCTGCTCGTCAACCGACCGCGCTTTAACATCTTTACGGGCAACTTCTAATGAAGACGCCGATCCTCGGGTCGTCGTATGTAATCCGGTCGGTCAATGCAGCCGACAACCGGATGGTCAATCTTTATCCAGAGGTAATTCCCGAGGGTGGCAAGGAGCCTGCCTACCTGCAACGCTGCCCCGGCTTGGCTCTACAGACCACGATTGGAACTGGTCCTATCCGTGGTTTGTGGTCGCTTGGTAATTACCTATACGTTGTTTCCGGTAACGAGTTCTACAAGTTAGACTCAAACTACGCGCCTGCTGCGCTAAACCAGTTGTTGCTGGAAGACGACTCGCTAGTGTTGTTAGAAGATGGCAGCACTATTCTTTTAGAAGACGCTGCCTCTAGCGTTGTCGGGTTTGTCTCGGGCACAGGCCCGGTATCTATGGCCGACAACGGCACGCAAATCTTTATTGCTGCCAACCCTGACGGCTACATCTTTAACACGGCAACCGACACGTTTGCCCAGATTACTGACCCCGACTTTCCGGGTGCGGTAACGGTTGGTTACCTTGACGGTTACTTTGTATTTAACGAGCCGAACTCGCAACGTGTCTGGGTCACAAGCCTATTGGATGGCTTGTCGATTGACCCCTTGGATTTTGCAAGCGCTGAGGGTTCACCAGACGGGCTAGTATCCCTGATCATTGACCATCGAGAGGCGTGGCTGTTTGGCACGAACTCCGTGGAGGTCTGGTACAACTCCGGCGATGCCGATTTTCCGCTCACCCGTATCCAAGGCGCCTACAACGAGATCGGCTGTATTGCGCCGTACTCGGTCGCCAAGATGGACAACTCCGTCTTCTGGCTCGGCGCAGACCCGCGGGGTCAGGGCGTTGTATACCGTGCCAACGGTTATACCGGCGTTCGCATCTCAACCCACGCGGTTGAGTTTGCTATCCAGAGTTACGGGAACCTTGCCGACGCGGTTGGCTACACGTATCAGCAGGACGGTCACACGTTCTACGTGCTGAACTTTACCAACGCTGACACGACGTGGGTGTTTGACGCGGCTACGGGGGCGTGGCACGAACGCGCTGGTTTCCGCAACGGCGACTTTAAGCGTCACCGTGGCAACTCCCATGCTCGTTTCAACGGTGATCCAGTCATCGGTGATTACCAAAACGGTCGCTTGTATGCGTTCGATCTGGACGTGTACGCCGACGCTGGCGCTGCGCAAAAGTGGCTGCGGTCTTGGCGAGCGTTGCCGACAGGCGGTAATGACCTAAAGCGCACTGCCCACCACTCGCTTCAAATTGATTGCGAAACGGGCGTTGGCTTAAACGGTTATGACTTGTACGACGAGGTGTATTTAGGCACCGAGTTGTTGCAAATCCTGCAAACCGAAAACGGCGAAGACATCATTTTGGATTTGAACGCTACGACAGGCGCCAACCCGCAGTTAATGTTGCGATGGTCTGATGACGGCGGCCACACTTGGAACGGCGAGCGTCAAGTGTCTATGGGTCGTATTGGACAATACGGCACTCGCGCTATCTTCCGTCGCCTTGGCATGACCTTGAAGTTGCGTGACCGCGTATACGAGATTAGCGGTACCGATCCGGTGAAAGTCGCCATCATGGGCGCCGAACTGCAACTGAGCGGTACTGCGTCGTGACCGTAAACATCACGCAAATCCCTGCCCCGCGTGTGCCGTTTATCGACGAGCGCACTGGGCTGATTTCGCGTGAGTGGTTCCGGTTTCTCAACAACCAGTACCAGTTGACGGGTGGTGGCACTACGCAGACCACCATCTCTGATCTTGAGTTGACGCCTTCCTTGTCGTCTAACACCGAAGACGAATTAGCGGTGGTCAAGGGGCAACTGGACGACCTACAAAAAGGCACGGCTCGATACGAACCGAACCCTGTCAACTATGGTGCGTTCTATTCAACAACGACTCAGACGGCAGCAGTGGCTAATACGCCGTATGCAATGACGTTCAACAACACGTCAAATCGTTATGGCGTGTACATAGACCCCGCTGCGTCTTCGCACATCAAAGTCACTCGGCCCACTGTCTACAACATGCAGTTCTCATTGCAGTTGGACAAGACCTCTGGCGGTACTGGATTGTTCTGGGTGTGGGTCAGGGTTAATGGCGTTGATGTGCCCTACACTGGATCGCAAGTTCGCATCCAAGGCAACAACGCTGAAGTTTTTGTGGCAGCGAACATATTTGTGCCTATGTCAAACGGAGACTATCTCCAGTTGATGTGGGCAACCGACGACACATCCGTCCAAATCTTGTCGGAAGCCGCTACCGCAGTTCATCCCGGTATTCCGTCAGTCATCCTTACTATGACGCAGGTATCTCTATGACCGTTTATCTTTCAGCCTTTGCAGGAGCCGGGGCGCAGTTCTTCACCGACGATGGCGCAGTCCTGTCGGGCGGAAAGATCTATACCTACGCCGCTGGCACGACGACCCCGCAGACTACTTATACGTCTATTGTTGGAGTCTCTACCAACGCTAACCCCATCATTCTTGACTCTGGCGGACGGCTGCCAGAAGACATGTGGTTAAGCGAGGGCGTTAAATATCGTTTTGTTTTGACGGACTCTAATGACGTTCAAATCGGCGAGTACGACGACATTGTTGGCATCAACGACATCTCTACGGAGAGCGTCGCGTGGTCCACGATTACGGGCACGCCGACGACACTGGCTGGCTACGGCATCACCGACGGCCTGACGACAACGGCTGCGGCAGCGACTTATGCGCCGATTGCCTCGCCCACGTTCACCGGCACGCCGCTGATCCCGGACAACGATTCGGTTAGCGCCAACTATGCGGTCGGCTATCGAGAAGCCCCGCAGGTATCTAAGACGGCTAACTATCAGTTAGTGCTGGCAGATCGCGGTAAGTCGATTCTGATGAACGGCACCGGCCTGACGCTGACTATTCCGGCTAACTCTGCCGTCGCGTTCCCGGTGGGCACCGTGATTATTATCGTCAACGTCAATACCAGCGCGTTGTCGATTTCCATTACGACTGACACGCTGACTCTGGCGAACAGCACCACGACCGGCACTCGCACTTTGGCTCGTAACGGCTTGGCTACCTGCGTCAAGATTGGCAGCACGTCTTGGCTGATCAGCGGAGCGGGATTGTCCTAATGGGCGGCGCTACCTTAGCAGCGGCGATTGCAGGCACGACGGGGGGAGCCGGTGCCGGTGTATTCGACTTCTCGTCTGGGTCGGGTAGCGTCACGATTCCCACGGGAGCCACGGGCGTCACCATTGAGGTGTGGGGCGCAGGCGGTGGCGGTGGCTACGGCACTGTCACCCAGATATTTGGCGAGTTCTTGTACGAGCCGCAAGAGAACCCCGGTGGCGGTGGTGGCGGCGGTGCCTACGCTAAACGAGTCATTGTGTTAACCGCGCCAGATGCCCTTAAAACTATTCTGTACACTGTCGGTGCTGCTGGTAGAGGCGGCACGGTTGGGGACGCTGTGGGCGGCGCTGGCACCCAGTCTGTTGTCTACGCCGGAACCTACGCCCTAGACGAAATGATCTCTACGGGCGGTTTTGGCGGCTACGGCGGTATTGGCATATTTGGCAGCCAGCAGGGCGCCGGAGGCACGCAGACGGGCGGTACGGTGCCGCCGTCAGTGAATGGCAACGGAGGGGCTGCCTTTACCCAAACCGGCGCTACGGGCATCGTAGGCGATAATAGCCTCACTGCTGGCGCTGGCGGCAACGGTGGCGACCCGGTAGAGGGCGGCGATCCGGGCTTGGTCGGCACTAACGGTCGCGTCCGAATGGTATTTACCTTTTAGGTGACACATGGCAGTTAACGTAAAAGTCTTGATCCCGGCCAAGATTGCCGAGAACACGCAAGTAACCCAATACACGGCTACGAACGTATCGGCCATTATTGACAAGTTCACGGCGACGAATTACAGCGCGGCGGCGGCTACCCTGTCGGTCAACCTCGTGACGCAGTTTGATTCGTCGGGCAACCAGAACTTGATCATCAAGAACAAGACCCTGCTGCCCTCGGAGACGTATACGTTCCCTGAGTTGGTCGGCCATGTGCTGCAACCGGGTGGTTTTATCTCGACGATTGCTGGTACTGCCTCGGCCATCAACATCCGATCTTCTGGTCGGGAAGTGTCGTGACCGGCCTAGCCGACAATCGAGAACTAGCCTTGCAAGTCGGTTATCAAGCGACCGATTGGACCAATCCGGTTTCCTTTGAGGCGTACGCAGAAGCCCTTAAGGATTGGGAAGTTAAGGCCATAATTCGAGATGACAAATGTATTGGTGCGGCGTATTTTAACGGCGACGAACTGCATGTTTCGGTACTGCCGGAATGGCGCCGTAAATGGGCAACCAAAGGCATCTTGTCGAAACTATTTGCAAAAGATCGTATTACGACAAAGGTAACTCCGGGGCATGAATACATGCACGGCGTATTGGAAAGATTGGGATTCGTTCAACACGACGGCATGTTCGTAAGAGGCCATTAACATGGGCATCGAAACAGCAATTATCGGTAGTGCTTTGGTGGGCGGCGCAGCCAGTATGGCAGGCGCTCGAAAGGCATCTAAAGCGCAATCAAAAGCGGCTGATCAAGCAGCACAAGTTCAACGCGAGACGTTTGAGCGTCAGGTAGAACTGCAAGAGCCGTTTCGGCAGGCAGGTATTACCTCGCAGAACGAACTGATGCGCTTGCTTGGTATCGGCGGTGACGCCTCTGCTGCCGACTACGGGATGCTGACTCGCGGCTACCGACCGGAAGACCTGCAAATGGACCCCGGTTATGCGTTCCGCTTGTCGGAAGGCCAGAAGGCGCTAGAGCGATCTGCTGCCGCTCGTGGCGGATTGCTGTCCGGCTCAATGCTTAAGGGCGCGCAGCGCTTTGGGCAGGAGATGGGTTCGCAGGAATACATGAACGCGTTTAACCGCGCTCAAGCGCAATTAAACACTCGCCTTGGCACGCTGGGTAGTTTGTACGGCGCTGGGCAAGCCTCTGCTCAACAAATTGCCGGACAGGCCGGTCAAATGGGCGCCAACGTCGGCAACCTAATGACACAGGCTGGTCAGGCTCGTGCCTCTGGTTATATAGGCCAAGCCAATGCTTTGGCTAACGCCTTGGGGCAAGGCGCTATGGGATATGGAATGTATAAAGGCGGTTATTTCGGCGGTGGTGGCGGCGGTTTGTCGCGGCAAACTTTGGATGAGATTTTGCCGGGCGTGACACCAACTGGTCGTTATGGCGGATCGGTTATTCCGTATCGCGGAATGTAAGAGGTTTTTATGGCAGTTATAGGCGCAACCCAAATCGAGCCGGTCAATATCCTTGGCGCGTATGTGCAAGGCCGAGAACTTGGCCGTGCCAACCAACTTGCTCAACAGCAAGAAGCAGAACGTACGCTTGCGATGCAAGAGCAGCAGCAGTTGAAAAATGCTTTGGCTGGCGGGCTAGATATTAGAACCCCGGAAGGACAGGCTGCGCTAGTAAAGTTTGGCCCGCAAGGCCTTGCTATGGCTGCCCAAGGCGCACAGTTGGGCCAATACGATTTTCAGGCTAAACAAGCGGAGCGAGCGGCTGCAAGAGAAAAGTTGGGTGAATTAATTGGGATATTGCGATTTGGCGAAAAGGACGATAAGTCCTACGCAATTGCTTATCAAACAGCGAAGGCTCGTGGATTTGATATGACGGGCGTTCCAACGACCCGTGATCCTGCATACCTTCAAAGTCAGTTGCAGTCTTTAATTCCTCTTAAGGATCAATTGGACTTTGAATTGCGCGGGCGTATTGCCAACGTTCAAGAAAGACAAGTTGGCGTTTCAGAGCGCGAAGTTGGAATTCGTGAACGAGATGCAATGGGTGGTCCAAAAAGAGAAAAGCCACCTGAAGGTTACCGGTGGACAGAAGCCGGAAATCTTGAGTTTATTCCCGGCGGTCCCAAAGACCCTGCCAACATTGCTGGCACGGCAACTGAGTTGCCGCCTAAAGTTCGCGCTAAACGCGAAGAACTTTATCCCAAGGCCACTAGTGCGCTTAGAAGCGCAACTCGTGACATTGATAAGCAAATTCAAACTGCTAAGGAGTTGCGCGACCATCCGGGCTTGGCTTCTATTACTGGCGGAATTGAAGGAAGGGTCGGCAGTATTCGAGGTACGTCCACTGCCGCACAAAGTTTGTATGACAACTTGCTGGCTAAAGGAACTTTAACCAGCCTTACGCAATTGCGAGCCGCTTCTGAAACTGGCGGCGCGTTAGGTAACGTATCCAACCAAGATACAAACTTGTTGCGTAACAGCGTTGGCGCACTAGATCAATCTCAGCCTCAAGAGACTTTCCAGCAAAGACTGGATGATTACATTTCAGACTTAGAATTTGCTAAAGAAAACATTACGAACGCTTATAACGAAACTTACGCTTATCGAAGCGGAAAACCTCGTAACGTTCGCGGCGATCCGTCTAAACGAAGGTCAACTGACGCTAGTGGCAAAGTAGCCACAACATCAATCGGAACGTCATACCAAATTTTGGAGGAGTAAAATGCCTACTTATTTAATAGAAGGCAAAAAGGTTAGGGCTGATAAGCCACTAACCGACTCCGAAATTGACGAGATTGCCGCTAACATAAAGGCGCCTGTTGCCACGCAAACGGAAATTCCGCAGCGCCGCATGCCGTCATTGGCAGATGTTGGCGACCGTGCAACTGGTTTCCGAGCGCAAGTTGCTGAAACCGGAATGACGCCGCAGGAACGCCAAGAGGCAGTTCGGCAGGTCGCTGCGTTTACCGGCGGCTTGGCTGTAGGTCCAGCGCTTGGCGCGTTTATTCGCACTGGTGCTGCTGCCGTTCCTGCTATCCAGCGTTTTGCAACTCCCGTAGCCACGACGTTAGAAACTGGCGGATTTAAAACCGGACTTCCTGCCACTGCTGGCCGTGGAACGAGGGTTTTGACTCGTGCGGTTGGCGGCGGAGTTACAGGCGGCGCGGCTGCGGGATTAGTTGAACCCGAAGACATTGGCACTGGCGTCGCTGCGGGCACAGCCGTTTCTGTTCTTTTCCCGCCTGTAGCCAAAGTAGTTGCTAAAGGCGCCGGATATATTGCAGACGCTATTCAAGGGCGTTTGGCTGATGTAAGAGCAAACCAACTTGTTCGTGCGACGATTGGCGACGAAGTTAATAAATTGCGTCAATTGATGGCGGCAGAGCCGGATGCGCCTGCAAGTCGTATTGCGGCGCAACAAGATTTGCCTGTTCTTCAAGCGTTGCTGGCAGAAGCAGAGCAGTTAAATCCCACTGGCGTTGCTAACGCTTTCCGAAAGGCTGAGTCGGACGAAATTATCAATGACTTAGCAAAGATTGCTGGCGGAAAAACGTCTGCTGCCGCAAAAGCCGCTGAGGTAAAAGCCAAAAAGGCTCTTAATGTTAAGACGACTCCCATGCGGGAGAAGGCTCTTTCAGAGGCTGCACCTGTTGATCCAACGCCATTGGTATTTGCAATTGACAACGTTTTGCAAACCCCAAGCGTCCGAAACGACGATTTTGCAACCAAGGTTGTTCAAAAAGTTAAAAACAAAATTGTTAATGCGACGGGCAAGCCAGACGTTACTGATTTGTCAGGCAGATTTGTCGGCAAGATTGATCCCACTGACTTGTATGAAATTCGCAAGTCTGCGATCAACAATGCAATTACCGAACTTAACCCAAGCATTGATGCAAAGTCTCGAAACAATTACGTATCGCAAATTCTTGGTAATTTGAGAGACAAACTTGATACAGCAATGGAAGACGCTGGCGGAGAAGGGTTTAAGAAATACTTAAACACTTTTGAAGCCGGAATGATCGACATTGAAGATGCTCGATTGGCTAATCGCATCCGATCTCTTTACGAAAAAGGTAATACAGCATCTCAGAATAGAATTCTGACCATACTCAGGGATGAGTCGCCGGAGGTGGTTCAGCGCGTCCTTAAATCCAAGCGTTATCAAATGGACGATATTCTTAAGAACGATAAAGCATTACTTAACAAGATTGAGCGAAGCCTTGGGCTGGATATTAAGGCTGCTCAAGAGGCAAAAGAAGGCGCTGCAAAACTCGCTCGAATCCGCGAAGAGGAAAGCGTGCGAGTTAGATTCCCCTTCTTTAGCAGAATTTCAACGGCGCTTAATGAGGCCGTTTCGGCGCTTGAAACCAAACTTAGTCGCAAGACTATGGATGAGATCATTAACGCAGCGCAGTCTGGCCGTGAGTTTAATCGCGTGCTTGACTCGCTATCGACAAGTGATCGAAATGCCGTTCTTCGTCAATTCAAGGACGCCAACACTTGGAACAATTTTGTCGGTCAGGTAGCGCAAGCATCGCAGGCTCAGGCAACAGCCGAACCGCGCAACCGACTTGCCCCTGCCTCCGCTAACCAGATGAGGCCGTAATATGCTGCAAGGCGCACTCAAATCCAAGACCGTTTGGTGGAATGTCCTGCTTGCCGTCCTTGGCGGCCTTGAACTCGTAGGCGGTCACATGACCGTGCTGTGGGGGCAGGAAGTGGCTGCGGCGATCCTAATGGTCGGCGCTTTGGCAAACCTCGTACTGCGGGCTGTCACCACGCAGGCGCTTTCGGAGAAGTGACGTGGACTATCAGGCGGCTTTTAACATTGCGATGACTGTGGCTGCGGCATTTGCCGGATGGACGCTGCGCTCGATTACGACGAGCCTAGAGAACCTTCAGCGTGACCACAAAGAGATGATGCACCAGTTCGTGCGCCGCGATGACTACAAGTCCGCTTTAGAGCGTATCGAGCAAATCCTGACCCGCATCTGGGATAAGTTGGACGAAAAGGCTGACAAGTGACCCCGCTGTTCCTAGCGAGGATATCCCCTTATGCGATTATATCGGCACTCGTCATCATCTCCGGGTTTGCAGCAGGACAGTGGATTAAAGAG